CCGTCAAGGTAGAGGGTTCTGCCTTCTTCATTTTTGACCCAATTCCAAAATTTGTTCAAGCTTCATCTGCCTCCTTTCCCGCACTACTTTTATTTGCGAATGCTTTACATTATGTCGGACTTTCCATAAGCGGCGTTATGTGTAGCTGCACATAACGCAGCTTATGTCGAGTAAGTGATTATGTTGAGTAAAAGAAAAACACTGACCGAAATCAGTGCTTTTCGAGAGCTTTCAATTCACTTACTTAACATTATTTTTGGCTGAAGTTCTTTAACCATTTAGCCATGTCGTTCTCCACACTGTTTGCTACGAAATCCAGCGGCGATTCAGGAAGTGGGTCGGAAGGCTCTGGCATAGGAATTTCAGCTTTTGAAAGAGCCTCTCTTTTCATTGCTGTATCTGCACGAGCGTATCGTTCAGTGGTATTTAAATCGGAATGACCCAAAATATCACGTATATAAACGATGTTGTTTCCGGCCTGCAGCATATGCATAGCCTTACTGTGCCTCAAGGTATGTGGAGAAATTTGTTCAGGAAACAGATAAGGATTATCTTTCTTTCCTTCATTCACGTACTTGTCAAGGATATATTTGACACCGGAACGTGACAGCTTGCCACCGGCCCTATTGGTGAAAACAAACTGCTCTTGAGCATTCCGTAAGTCAATCTTCCCCCGTTTCATGTATTCGTTGAGGTATTTTACTGTTTGCGATAGAAACGGGACAATTCTTGTTTTGTTGCCTTTACCGGTAATCTTAACAATGGGAGGGGCTTCAAAACGAATATCCTTGAATTTTAGGTCTGTTATCTCACTAACTCTGGCTCCGGTATCGTAAGTAAAGGCGAGCAAAGTAAGATCCCGCAGGCCTTCATTCGTGGAAGAGTCAGGCTGCGACAACAGGCATCCCATCGCATCAGTTGAGAGATACGACATGACCGGTTTTGGTGTTTTCTTGAGTTTAACTCCATAAACGTCCTCTGAAAGTTTTAAGAACTGTGGATTTTCTGTAGAAAGCCACCTACAGAATGTCCTTAAAACGACAAACCGCTGGTTACGTGAAGTTAATGAGCAACCGCGCTTATCTTCAAGCCACTTAGCGAACTCCATGAGAAGTTCCTTTGTCAGGAAGGTCATTGGAAGGCGCTCAGGGGTCATTTGCTTTTCTGTTTTCAGAAAAGTGATAAACAGCGAAAAAGTATCCCTGTAGGAAAGAATGCTGTTCCTTGAAAGGCCACGCTGACCGGGTAAGTACACCGTAAGATATTTGTTGAGGTATAAGCCAAAGGTTTCTAAGTTAGAATTTCGCATCGTCTTCTACCTCCGGGAAAACATTTGGAAGATTCATCTGCATCTTGTCTGTAACCGTAGACAGCCTATCCTCGGTGAGCCGTATATACCTTTCGGTCGACTTAATTCCCGAGTGGCCTAAATACGCAGAAAGAATAGGCAGTGACACATATAAATCATTGCCTGCATCACTCAATCTGTTCATTGTTACAACGGCAAAGGTGTGACGGAAATCGTGAACTCTCGGTCCGCGAAGTCTTCCTTCATATGGAATACCGCTTTCCTGTAAAACAAGCCTGAATCTTTTGTAGATAGAACAAGATGTCAGCAGTAGACCTTTCCGGTAATAAAAAATCGGCATATCGTCAGTGATTTTATCCATGCAGCCCTCGGCATAATCCTTCAGGACCTTGGCGATGGAATCGCACATAGGAATAAGGCGCTCCTTGTCAAGCTTCGTGTGTTTTAGCGTTATTACATTGGCATCAAAATCAATGTCTGATGGCGTAATAGATAACGCTTCAGATATTCTCAATCCACAACTATACAGCAACCTAAACAATACCGGGATACATCTATGAAGATTGGGATACTGTTTTGTTGGCTTGATGTGATCAACGGTGTTCCAGATTGACTGCAGTTCCGACTCAGTGAATATATGAGGAACAAATGCTGTATTTCTCGAATATCGTACAGATGGGAGCCTCAACTGGATATATCCGAGGGAAAACATATACTGAGCCCACGCTGTCATGGCGCTTGTGAAGTTTGCCTTTGTTTTCAAACTTCTGTTGTCAGATTCGTCAATCCAATTGTATATAGCATCCTCAGGGATGTTGCCATCCGGGCAATGCTCTTTGCAATAACGCATGAAGTAACGAACGGTCCTTTCTTCCGCTGCATATTTAAGTCCGGTTGACCTCTTGAAATCGATGAAATCCTGCAGTAGGTTTTCAAGTACGTTGATTGATATCGGCATTAATGTTTTTTCATTATTCATAGTCCGGCACCTCCAGAGAACAATGACGAAGCTTCTCAATGTCAATACGCAGATAGCTGGAAGCTGAATTCTGGTTCACATGACCAAGGATATTCCCAATCACGTTGACCGGAGTATCCCTTTCCAACAGTCTACTTGCAAGGCTGTGCCTCAGCGAGTGCAGACCGTGCTGTCTGTTTTCGGGTGCCGTTATGCCGCTGCTCTTATAGTACTTGTTGAAGATATGGTACATCATGCTCGTGGAGAGTTTTTGGTAGGGTAGCGTATGCTGTACAAACACTTCCTGGGCAACCGAATTGGGGCGGCCGTTCATCCAGTAATCAATAACAGCCTTTCCTATCTGCTCTGTCAAAGGTAGTGTCAGCGGCTCGGAAGTTTTTTGCTGAACCAGGTTTATGCAGCCTTGATTCCAGATAAAGTTTTCAATCGTCAAACCTGAAATGTCGCCTGTCCGGAGTCCAAGATTGGCGGCAATTGCCATAATAGCGTAGTCGCGTTTACCTGTGGGGTTTGCACGATCAATTGCATTGAGCATCTGTTCGATCTCTTCTTCGCTCCAAACCTTATCAAGCTTTGCCTTTGCGTAATAACGGACCATTGGTACATATGCCGAAAGGTCTTCTGAACAAATGCCAGCCTTATAAAAATACCGAAGTGCATGGACAAGCGTAAAACGGACATTTACCAATTGGGCTTTTGAAAAGTGTGCCAGAGTCCTGAAATATTCATATAAATGAACGGCTTCAAGTTTATCTGGAATAACATATCTGGAATGCAGAAAACAAACAAAATGATATAGATTCAATTCGTGTTTTCTGCAGGTTTGGTCAGCGTAGCCCAAAGCTTTGCGCTCATCAACAAACCTTACGCTTACATCTTTATATTCAGCCGGCCATTTTACTACTTCACCACGTGTATTTCGAGGAATATATCCGTGCAGCTTGAAATCTGTAAGTGCACGGATAGCACGGACCTTCTGATTCATGTAGGGAGACAAAGAAGAATTGTCAACTCCATTTTCCCCGAGGGACATGTGGTATTTTTCGAGCATATATTGCTCGGCAAGTTCGGCGCTGTAATGAGTAATGCCCTTACTAAGGGCGAAATTGTACATACTGCGCCACGTACGCACATAGCAAGTCACGGAGGTATAAGTATAGTTATTTGCCTCCATGTGATCCCTTGCCATTTGAATAAGTACTAAGAATTCAACATCACTGTTCATGTGATCACCTCCACGAACAGTATAATATATTATGTTGAGTAATTTATTACGGAGCAAAAATTGTGCTGTCAAAACCCATTGTTTGTAAGTGATTATGCGGAAATCTGTTCGTGGTGACCGAACTACTCAACATAATCACTTACTTTACATAAAATGCTCCAGCATCAGCAAGTTTGGTCATGTTGCCGTTGATCAGATAGAGATCTCCGCCGAGTTCATCCGGAATCCGATTCAGATTTTCCAGCTCTCTGATATCGTTTGATGACATCCAGCCGTTTTGCCGGCCAATCGCATAACCGTTCATTCTGCTTTGATAATCTCCTCGAAGGAGACCGTCTACATTGAACCTGATGAAATAATCCTTCTTCTCAACAGAGGGAAGAAGCGCCCTTTGCATTGCCTGCTCCCACCTTACAACCCACGGATCGAGCGTATACTTCACAAACTCAAGGCTCTGCTGCTCAATATTAGAGAAGCTGGATTTCTCAAGATCGCCAATCATGTGCGGCGGTATCCTGAAAATTCTAGCTATCTCTGTAATCTGAAATTTGCGCGTCGCAATGAACTGGGCTTGCTCTGGCGGAATACCGATACTTTGAAACTTCATGCCTTCTTCCAAGACTGCTATCCGATGCGCGTTTCCACTACCTTGATAAACCGCGTTCCAGCTGTCCCTTACTCGTTTTGGGTCCTTGACCACACCGGGATGCTCAAGTACTCCGCCCGGATTTGCGCCGTTTGCGAAAAAAGTGGCCCCATATTCCTCGCAGGCTAGAGCCATACCGATAGCATTTTTTGCCATGGCGATGGGAGAGTAACCGACCAGCCCGTCAAAACCAAGCCCTGGAATATGCAAGACATCCTCTTTTCGAAGAATGGCTGAACCGGTATCCTTTCGGTATTCGTAGTAAAGCTCTCCAGCCTGCGTTCTATCAACCACCATCCTGTCGGGCAGCAGGGGATAGAGTGACAGCACATTTCCCCTGCCATCGCGAATGATCTGTGCATAGGCGTTTCCCCATAATAAAAGATGACTCATCAGTGTCTCACGAAACACAAATGAAGACATCTCAGGGTTTGGCTCGTCATGGAGTAAATGATAGAGGTGGTGATTTGTTGCTTTTTCCTTACCGCGTTCTGTGTGTTTGTAGGTATGAAGCGGCAGGCTCGCTATGGTTTCTGCTAGAATCCTAACACAGGCGTAAACCGCTGTGGTCTGCATGGCTGTGCGCTCGTTGACGCTCTTGCCGCTGGATGTTGTGCCGAAGAAGAAGCTGTAAGTAGAGCCAAACAGGCTGTTTGCAGGTCGGTCTCTGGCTTTAACTAACCAGCGCAAAAAAGGCAGCCTCATCGCTTTTCACGCTCCTGTTCAAGCTGGATTAGAGCCTTTAAATAGAACTCGCCTTTTTGCAGGTCCTGCACGCCGCCTTTATGTTTGTAGCGCCACAGGTATTTCATGCAGTTGCCCCTAAGATATCCGGCAAACGCCTCAGCTGTCATGGAGGCACGTATTGCTTCAATACACTCAATGGTGCCGCTTGTATAATGTTTCGGGTGATTGACCTCATCAGACACTCCAAATCCCCCTTTCGTCATAGATGCTGCCGCCGGTATTGCCGGAACCGCAGCGGATGGCTCTATCCAGCGCCATAATGGTAGCAACCGCGCCATCGATCCTTTCTGTGCTTTTTTCTTTGTCCGGCTTGATATTGCCGGCCGGGTCAGTGCGGATGAAGATATTATCCATCATCCAGCGCAAGACCGGCTGACCGCCATGGGCGATTTTCTCTTCCAAGGTAAGCTTCATCAGTTCCTTTGTCGGCGGCGACATATCTTTAAAGCCCTGCCCGAAAGGAACGACCGTAAAACCAAGACCCTCAAGGTTCTGTGTCATCTGCACAGCACCCCAGCGGTCAAAGGCGATCTCGCGGATGTTGTAGCGCTTGCCAAGCTCATCAATGAAGCGCTCGATGAAGCCGTAATGCACCACATTGCCCTCGGTGGTCAGCAGATGGCCTCGCTTCTCCCAGAGGTCGTACTGCACATGGTCGCGCCGAACGCGCAGTCCGATATTATTTTCCGGCATCCAGAAAAACGGCAGGACGCTGTATTTGTCGTCCTCATCCGCCGGCGGGAAGACCAGCACAAAGGCGGTAATATCCGTAGTGGAAGAGAGGTCAAGCCCGCCGTAGCAAACTCGCCCTTCAAGGCTTGCTGAATCTATCGGGAAAGCGCATGCGTCCCATTTCGCCATTGGCATCCAGCGGACGGCTTGCTTAACAGGCTGGTTAAGATGAAACTGTCTGAAATGGTTCTCCTCCGCCGGATTTTGTTTCGCTGATTCACACATCGAACGAAGGTATTCCTCCTTGACGGTGATCCCGAGCGACGGGTTGGACAGCTTCCATACCTTAGGGTCTGTCCAGTCAGCATCCTCCGGTGTGCTGAATACGACAGGATAAAAAGTCGGATCTGTCTTGCGGCCATTGAGAATATCCAGAGCCTTGGCATAAACCTCATAACAGATTGAGTTTGTATCAGAGCTGACGGTCGTAATGACGAAATTTAGCGGTTGCCTCCTTGCCGCGCCGGCGCCCTTTGTCATTACATCGTAGAGTTCGCGGTCTTTTTGACCGAGCAGTTCATCAAATACCGTCGCGTGTATGTTCAGTCCGAATTTTGTCGATACCTCGCTCGACAAGGCTTGGTAGTAGCTGCGCGTCGGGTGATAGATGATGCGCTTCGTGGAATCGAGCAGCTTCACACGCCGCTGAAGCGCCGGAGGTGCCAGTCGGCACATATCTCGCGCCACATCAAAAACGATGGCGCTTTGTTTGCGGTCGTTTGCGCAGCCGTAGACCTCTGCGGCTTCTTCGCTATCTGCGCAAAGCATATACAGCGCGACAGCGGCCGCAAGTTCGCTCTTGCCGCTTTTTTTGCTGCAGGTTATGAAAGCAGTAGTAAACTGGCGGTTCCCGTCCGGCTTAATGACGCCAAAGATATCCCGGATAATCTGTTCCTGCCACGGTAGCAGCACAAACTGTTTCCCTGACCATTCGCCCTTCGTGTGACAAAGCAGTTTGATGAACTCTACCGCGTGGTCAGCGCGCTCTTTGTCATACCGCGAAGTCGGCAGCATAAAACGGGTGGGGATAAACTTTTTAGCCATGCTGCCGCCTCCTTTCAAGGCAATAGAAAAGACCTCCGTGTTGGAAGTCCTAAAAAGCTATCTGTACGAGAGACAACCCCTTGCGGGGCGTCCTCGGCTGCTAGAGCTTTATTACCGCATCTTCACCATACACAACACCTAGGGTTGAGCCGCAGGTCCAGATACAAAATATTGTTCCAGCGTCGTCGACAAAATCAACGAACCCCCTTTGGCCTGGCTTCATATCAGAGTATTGGTCGTTCATCCTGACAAGTTCCACTCGAGTGCCTTGAGGATACTCTTTGCGCAGGCGCTCCACCGTCTCTTTGGAAGGAAACTTATTCATCAGCAACCACCTCCGTTTTAGACCGGGCGCCGCTCTTAAAAGCGCTGCTTCCGGAGAGGTTCTTCAATAAAATTTTCCGCGCATCTTTGTATGCATCGCCCACAAATCCAAGTCGGAGGAGGAAGCATCTCATGGCGTACTTTTCATTCTCTGCTGGCTTTTCCCTGCCGGTTACGCGCTTCTGGATTTTCGCCGCTGCATAAAGCGCACCGATAAAGCGGGAGTATGCGGCGACTGTTGCGCCGTCTATGCCAAACTTAAACCATGGAAACCTGAGCGTCGTTTCCGTGCGCTCGATAGGGAGTGCTTCCGCGCCGATAGCTTTCTTGATCAGCGCCGCCTTGCTTGCAATTAGCCGCTCAAGGTTCTCAAGCGCCGCATCGGTAAAGCCTGCAAGCGGCATCTCGATAGTCAGCGTGTCGCAGTGCTCGTCAGAGTCGACTTCCTCTTCCTCGTCAAAGGCAGAAATATCATCCCCGCCGTACTGCCCGCGATTTGAGTAATCGGGGACGTTTGCGTCTTCAAGTTTCATGCGGCGCATTTCGCTTTCTGCCCAAAGCTCGTTTAGCCCTTCAATGGAAGGCTTTGCCACCATCCCGCCAAGCCCGCTCTCGTAGGTATCGCGGTTGTCATATTCGCGCTCTGTTGCTTCAAAGCCGTGGAGAGCATGTAGGCCTGCCTCAAGGTCAAGGTTGTCTGGACCTGTAACCACGCCGTTATTGTCGATGTGGTAGCCGCCTACCTCGTAGGCAAATGTCGGTGCTCCGAGGTATTTGGTCGGGGCGTTTAGTTCCTGACTGATTGCGCCAACCAGTGACTTGCGCTGTGCCCCTGTTACGTTGTAAGTAATTTTCATTGTTTCTGCCTCCGTTTTCAAAAATTCCGAAGGCTTTCAGAGGCCTTCCGGTGATTACATATATCACTCAGGAGGGCTACAATAGCAAGACATATATGTGCTAAATGTCTATTCATCTTGAATCCTCCATTTTAAAAGAAAAAACGCCCGTTACCGGACGCCAGTTTCGACGGACAACCATGTTCATGCACCGTTCATAAACCATCATCTTTACATTTTGTGAAGGTTCCGGCACATTCTCGTTTAATCTGGCAAATTCTCCAAACATAAGTTGAGCGGCATAATTGTATGCCATAGCGCCTTCTCGCTCTGTTAGGAAAACGCCAAGATGTATTGCTTTATCGTTATACTTAATTCTCGTCTCCCAAACGTTCTTTCCCTTACGTCGCAAAACGCCTTTGTACTTTGATGTACACAATACGTTAGGTTTGCCTCGATTGAACGCGTTTGTCTGAGTGGTCGCTATGCGAAGGTTGGCACGACGATTGTCTAAACCGTTACCGTTTATGTGGTCTGTTTCCAGATCATCATCAACCTCAAGAATTTGGCGATGCATCGAGATCGTGTGTCGTGGTTTTCCACGCTGTCGGGGCAAGCTGCGAATAGCATATCCCCCGGACTGATAATTGTTGGGCTGAAATGCCCAGTTAAATTCGCTTAAAATCTCAAAATCCTCATCGTCCACTATCACGCATTTTCCCCGCGTCAGTTGGATGGTTTTAATATTGAGCGCACCTCCTCGAATGTCAGTCTCTTTCCTTTGCGCTCGAATGTAATTGCCTGATCAGGAAAACTTTCGTGAAATCGTTTGATACTGGCGCTTGCGTATTTCGTGTCAATTTCCATTGCGTAGCAGATACGATTGGATTGCTCGCAAGCCATCCCGGTTGAAAAACTCCCTGAAAACAGATCGAGCACGATGTTGTTTGCAGTGCTGCTGTTTTTGATTGGATACGCTAGCAGCGGAACAGGCTTCATTGTACAATGGATATCATTCTTGGCAGACTTGTCAAAATTCCAAATTGTAGTCTGTTTCCTATCGGAGTACCACTTGTGTTTGCCCTTTACTTTCCATCCAAAGAGGCAGGGTTCATGGCGCCATTGGTACGGTGAACGGCCGAGCACCAGGCTCGGCTTGACCCAAACGCACGTACCGGACAATTTGAATCCAGCCTCGCGGAACGCCCGTCGGAAGATTTCCCCCTCGGTATCTGCGTGAAATACATAAGCGCTGCCCTCGTTGTCAAGCGCTGCCTCGGCAGTTGTAAACGCAGCAAGCAGAAATTGATATAATGCTTCACCTCGCAGGTCATCGTTAGCGATTTTCCCCGCCTTGCCTTCGTATGAAACCCCATATGGCGGATCGGTTAGCAGTAGGTTCGCCCTCTTACCATCCATCAACCGAGAAACGTCTTCTGCCTTCGTTGCGTCTCCTATGAGTATCCGATGCTGTCCGAGCGTCCAAAGATCCCCTGTTAAAGCAAACGGCGGCTCGCTTATCGCCTTGTCCACGTCGAAGTCATCGTCCTTAACGTCCTCAAGGCCGCCCATCAACTTGTTCAGTTCCGCATCGTCAAAGCCAAGGAGTGTGATATCAAAGTCCGAACCCCGCAAGTCAGCTATCTCAATTGCAAGTAGCTCATCATCCCAGCCTGCGTTTAGCGCAAGGCGGTTGTCGGCAATGATGTAAGCACGTTTCTGAGCTTCGGTCAGATGCTCGACCACAATACAGTTTAGTTCGGTTAACCCTTCCGCACGCGCCGCAACAAGTCGCCCATGGCCTACAAGCAGATTGTATTTCTCATCAACAACCAGAGGTGCGACCACACCGAATTCTCGAAAGCTGGCACGAATCTGAGCTATTTGCTCTTTGCTGTGCGTTCTGGCATTTCGAGCAGACGGTACAATTTTATCAATTTTTACTATTTCAGATCGCTTGGCGAGTATCATTTGTTCCTCCCACCTTTCCTGCCAGAGAGCAGCGCTTCCATAATGTCGTCCTGGGGATTACCCACAAATGCTGTGGTGCAGTTTTGCTTGACGATGTCAAAAATCTCATACCAGATGAGATTTGCCTGTTTCTGAAACGACTGGCTCATCTGCACAAACGGGCTGCTCATCGCGCCGCCTGTGGTCGGATGCTTGCCTAAAAGCCCGTAGGTGCTGATTGCTTCCTCGCACTGGATGTAGCGCGTGAAGGCTTGCGCGTATGCTTCAATCAGCCGGGGGTTGACGAATTTCTCACACCCGCGCTCTTTAAGCCAGCTCCATGTTTCGATAAACAGCGCGTCCGCGCCAAACGGCTTGCCGTCTTTTTGCCTTGCGCTAAGATAATCGCTTGGCGCCGGCATATCCTCGCCAGATAAAGCCGCCGCATCACCTAGTTCGCCAGCTTCAAGCTGCGACTCAGTCGGCAGTTCCGGGGCTTCCAGAATCCGCGCGGCCTTGCCTGCCGTGATTTTTTCCGCAAGGGGCTGCGGTTTATCCCCGGCGCGCACGCGGCGGCCGCCCCTGTTTGTTCCGTCTTTTGCCACGCGTCATCACCTCCTTGCTGTGGTGGGGGTTAATCCCCCGTTTGAACCGGTATTTTTTCACGCGTTGGGCCACGCCCGTTGAATTCCTATAGGATTACAGGTATTTAACCCGCCCCCTACCCCATACGCGCATATTTTTAGTTTTGTATTGACAATGTGCATGTCATGCAGTACGCTGAATATACTAACCAATGAATGGAGTGTGTGATATCATGAATGAAACCACAAACATCAGCATCCGGATAGATGTTCAACTTAAGAAGCAGGCCGAAGAACTCTTTTCGGACCTAGGTCTTAATATGACAACAGCCATGACCATGTTCCTTCGTCAGGCTGTACGCAGCCAAGGAATCCCATTTGAGATTTCACGTGTTCCTAACGCGGAAACAATCGCGGCAATGAGAGAAGCAGAAACCATTGCCCCCGACCCGAACGCACGGGGCTATACCGATCTTGATGCGCTGTTTAAAGATTTGAAAGCATGAAATATACCGTCAAACCCACAAGCAGATTCCGCAAGGACTACAAGCTAATGGAAAAACGCAACTTGGAGATGTCCTTGCTATCAGAATCGCGCTCAATAACCGTGAGCAGGCAAGAATTTATTTGCCACTCCTCCTTCTCAAATGCAGCGCGCAGTGATGAGCTACGCACAGGCTAGATAAATTATCGTAATCGTTGGTGCCGCCCACGCTCAGTTCAACCTTGTGGTGGACGTGTTTGGCGGGCGTTAATTTGCCCTCGGCTTTACACATCTCGCATAATGGATGCGCCGCGCGGTAGTAGTCGCGTACTTTTCGCCAAGCACTGCCGTAGCGCTTGCGTGTTGCCGGGTCGCGGTGGTAGCGTTCGTAGCGCCTGGCTTCTTCCTTTGCGTGTTCCTCGCAAAACCTGCCGGCCGAAAGCTCTGGGCAGCCAGGGTGGGAACAGGGGTGCTTGGGTTTATAGGGCATACGTTAATCCCCTCTTTCCTGTGGGGATGGAAACAATATCTTCCCGCAGCGGTCGGGACTGTTCAAGCAGACTCGCATGCATTGAGATTGATGTTTACAGTAAAAACAGCAGGGGTTACTGCCCTTACACTTAAATATCTCACAGCGGTATTTTGCTTTCTTTCTTTTGGCCATTTCCGTTTCTCCTTTTTTTGGCATAGAAAAAGCCCCCAAAGATTTCTCTTGAGAGCTCAACTATATTTTTCGTCATTTTAAGTATAGCACAGGTCGATTGACAAAATCTTGACAAAAACATACCAAAAAGTGACGAAAAGTGACCAAAAAGTGACAAACGCTAATTTTCTACAGCTGAAGCCTTCTCCATTAGGAGTTTATATTTTAGTGATAGGTAGTATGGTTTTTTATCGACCGCCTTTTTTAACTGTTGCATAATGTCTCTCATCATATCGACTCGTTCTTTGTGCCGGCACTTTAAAATAAGTTCCGGCAAATCGAACAGTTCCTCCTTTGCGTGTTCCGGAGCAATATAGACGTAGTGAACATACTTTTCGGTTTCCAAGCTGTATGCAACATAGTAACGATCGACCCACAGCTGAACCTCTCCACTGTCAATTATAATTGGCATCGGCGGGCTTGTTCTGAGCTCTTTTAGCAAGCGCTTTTCGTTTATTGGTTGCATTCCCAAGTCCTCGGCCACTATTTTTGCCAGTGTTACAATCGCCGCATACGGTAAATTACGCATTTTTTGCACCCCCAAATGTAATCTTTTGATATCGCCCGTAGATGGAATTGAGCCTGTTAATTGCCACGTCGCGGGCATAGCGGATGCTTCTTTCAGAGGTCGAGTGTTCCCCGGCAACCTGTGAGATTGATTTATTCCTAAAATACAGTTCTTTGATAACATCGCACTCTTGGTAGGACAAGCCTTCAACTGCGGTTTCCAGCATCCTGATTTCACTCTCAAGGGGTACAAGGCTGTTTGTAACTTCTGCTTTGCTCTCGTGATTGACACGCTTGGCATACTCCCGGTAAACAAGCGCCATTCGTCCGGTCTTATCACGGATGCCACTGCTTTGAACAGGCTCACCGACAGCCTTTCTGAATGCTAGTGCTTCAATGGCTTCTTCGTTTGTCATTCCGTCAAAGTTTTGCAGCTCCAGTTTCAACATATTAATTGTTGCCACGATCTCTTTGTAATTGCGCAAGAGGTAAACTATATATTCTTTAGCATTCATAAGGCTCATCCTCCAAGTATTCAAGTATTTTTTTCACCTCTTCGACACTTGACACTTTGTAGGCTTTGCCCTTTGCAGCTTCGATTCTTCGTATCATGATCTCTTGCAGCTTTGTCAGTTTCCCCGACGGCGTTTTCACCTCGAAGGCGACAAACCTGCCACCAATGCAGCAGACAATATCGGGGATACCGGCTGTGCCATATACTCCGCCATGGGTTTTCCAGCAAAAGCAGTCCGGCACAGTCTTTAAATGCTTTAGTATCGCTGTTACAATGTTTTTTTCAGCCATAATATCCATGGAACAGGACCGGCGAACCGGGATGACCGGGTAAAATGAAACCCTTTATATATTATCTATTTTTTACTATATATATCTTATTTCTGGTAGTAATGCGAAGGAATAGAGAAAACCCGGTTTTCCCGGTCATCCCGGTCATGGAATCAGCTATCCTGCCCCTTTCCTCCTTCACAAAACGAGATCCCTTTCCATATTCTTCGTTTTGAGAGCCTATCTCTCCCACGTTTGATACCTTGGTGGTTGGTTTCGATTTCTTTATTGAAGTTGGTCTGTGATAAGTGTTTCATGCCGGCGTTGTTGCAATATTCCTTATACCTTGAAAATAAGTCGTCACGCACCGCTTCGCCATCATCTAAGAGCTCGCAGTATTCCTCCACAAAAGATAGCACACTGTTACTTTCCACCCGGTAACGCTGCAGCTCCGCTCTAGTGCGCTCAGTCTCAGTGAATTCGTAACTGTTTGCGATGAGGCGCTTTAAACCAATAAGCGCCCACATCAAAATCCCGTCGCGCTCCACCGCCAGCTTCTCCCGAAGATTGGGGTCGCGTTCCTTTTTTTGGACCGCTTTGTCAAAGCGGATTATAATTAGCCTGCGATAAAAACCGTCGCTGCGGTCACCGTAGTTTCTGGGGATTTCGTTACAGGAGAACAGCAGCCTGGCATAAGGCCTAAATGAAAAAGGGTCCTTGTTTTTTCGCTCACCTGTGATATAGTCCTCGCCGGTTAATGCCTTAAACATTCCGTTATCGTCGATGCTCTTGGATGGCAGGTCGGCAAAGATGTTGGCCAACTTTCCAAAGAGCTCCGCTTTATTGAACCGGTCGCCCAGGCTCTGCCAAGGGATATTGCTGACATTTTCTGCGCCCAGCAGGATCTCCTGCGCCACCGATAAGAGTGTCGACTTGCCTGCATTTGGCGCTCCCACAAACACAAAGGACTTTTGCGCCTTGTTCACCGGAATCAGCAGATATCCGAAGATTTCCTGCATTAAAAAGATTTCTTCCTCCTGCAGAATGCTCTTTAAAAAAGCCAGGAAATTAGAACACTTGGCTTCTTTTTGGTACGCGGCCATCATTTGAACTGTTGAATAATATTTGGGTGTGTGGGGTTTAAAGCTGTCATCTAGCACATTGTAGAGTCCGTTTTGGACGTTAATCATAAAGGGATTGCAGTTGATTTCCCTGACTGGCTTTCGAATCAGCATCTTCCACTGACCCACCGTATCGTTAATCGCGGTCATGCTGGCATAGCGCGGTATCATAAATTCCCGCACCTTGGCTGCTGCCCACAAATCTTCACTGGCGCCATAAACACCACTCTGATAGAAATAATAGCTGCCGGCACCGTAGAAAGCATCCACACTAGCTGCCATGTGGTTGGCAAGAAGCCCTGATATAAACCGTAGTCCGCCGTGCTCGGTGACCTCATACCATTCCGGCAGCTCAAGCTCTGATGTCTCGCGCCTTGTTTCCCGGCTCTCTGAGTATTTTTTGCAGATATCTTTGTGCAGTGCCACCAGGGGCTTCACATCTGAGGCTTTAAGGCCAAAGTGGCTTTTAACCTCGTAGTTGATAAAAGTCTCCGCAATCACCGCTTCAATGTTATACAGGTACTCCTTCACAAAATCCTGCGCGTTTTGCATATCATCCACGGCTACCTTTTTTGCTTCAATTTCTAGAAGGATTGCTCGCAAATCTTCCACCGCAAGCGGCTTATAGCAAAGCGCCGCCGGAGCCTTGCAGCCACAGCTCCCATCATCAATCCGCTGGCACCGGAAGCCTTTTTCAGCGATGGTTCTGCAGGTCATGGGCTTGGTGCCGCTTTCCAGAAAGTGCTGGATCTTATGCTGTGTTTCTTGGTGTTGATACTTTGGATACTGCTCGGAGAGCTCATGGATCGCTTTGTCGCCATCAAGAAAGACCGCCAGATTGGTGATCATGGCATACCAGTCGTGCTCCGGCAAGGTAACGCCGTTTTCCCTGCAGTGCTTGATGAAATTGCACCGGCGCTTTACCAGCGCCAACCCTTTACGGGAGCCCTTGAGCAAGGAAAAACTGCCCTTTGCCGGTTCGTCCTCTACCTGTGGCAATACCGCTTCCAGCGCAGCTTGGGTGTAGCGGAGTTCCGGATTAAACTTTACGCATTCCACCATGACCGGCTCACCTTTGCAATGGTAAAATCCCGGCAACCGCAAGACCCGGCTCTCGTTGATACAGGTTTTATCTCCGTTAAACTGCGCAATCAGACGCTTTTGCACCCGGCGAAAGGCGGCTGCCTCGGCGTCCTTCATCAGCCAATAGGTATGCAGGGACTTCTGTGTCTTAACGATCAAAGATGGTTCAATCGGAAATTTCTCAATCTGATACAACTGTTCGTCAAAGGACAGCTCATCACACTCCATAAACTGGGCGTTGATTCTTTTGATGTCGCTGTCTTCATGGCCGCCGAAGTTGACCACAAAGTAAATACCCCGATGCTTGGCGTTGTGTTTTTTTAATGTGTCCGTCATCCTGTCGATCTGTGCTACAGTCGTCTCCAACTTGGCCCCTTTAAAGGTGCCGGTCTTGCGATCGTCAAACACGCGAAGGCAGAGCGTTTCTCCTGGGTCAAAGAAGGGACGCAGGAATTCTTCGATTGGGATATTAAGTGTCCTCAATCTGCCTTCACCTCCGTGCAAGCAACTGAAAAGTACCTGATGGGAATATTACGCTTCTTTGCCTTAGTGATCTCAACTTTCATGCCCTCAGAGATTATTTCACCAAAACACCAGAGCTCCGCGCACTTTGATAACAGCACAAGCCCCATGAAAAGCCCCAGATTCCGCTGCTCTTTACAGCCGTCATCCATAAACTGCGGGAACAACAGATGAGGCGCAAGTGGTATGGCATTTTGCGTGACAGCAAAGCGGGAATACCGTCTGGCCCGTTCAATGTTGGTGGCAATATCGCCTGCAAAAGGTGAGCAGATAAACACAAGCGGCCTAAAGGTACTCTTCTTTACTTGCTTTTCTATATTGGTTAAGGCCTCGTATGCCGTTGGGTCAAAATAACCCTCGGCATTAAATTTATCAATACGCATACAGCACCTCCTAAGCTGAATCGCTGCTTTTGCATACCTCCTGCAGAAGGGGTGACCATTTCGTGCACCCCTTTGCAGTGATTACAAATGGCTTTTTCGGGGTTTGTATATCCTAGCATCCCGCACTCCGTTGCAGGGAAGAGTTCCTTACCCTCGGCCACGAATACTCCCAACTCGCCAAATTCAGTGTTTCTAAACACCTGCAAATTATTTAACATACCATTCATTCTCCAATTCTTCTAAAGTTCCGTAGCTTGTCCCAACAGCGGCCTCTGCAACAATTGGCACGTCAAATGTTTTGAATGGCTGTGCTTCCATGCAGGCTTTTATAAAAGTGACCGCGTCACTAATCTTGTCCTCTGGTAGTTCAAATACCAATTCATCATGAACCTGCAGCAGAGGCCTAAGCCACAGACGCTCCGGTATTCCCTCTATGATCCGCACCAGTGCCAGTTTCAGAATATCAGCTGCGGTGCCCTGAATAGGTGTGTTCAGCGCACATCTTTCAGCAAAGCTCTTTTTGCCCCAATCATCGGATGTGATGTCGACTAGATACCTGCGTCTGCCAAGCCACGTTTCCGTATATTTTCTAAAGGCAGCGCGATCTTTGACTTCCTCCTGCCACGTTGATAGCGCCAAGTAGCCTGCCTTCAGATTTGCAATAATCTGTTCACACTCCAACAGTGGTGTATCAAGCCCGGCTTTGAATTTCAAATTCTTTTGCAGTCCCCTCGGAAAAAGACCGTAGAACACGCCAAAATTGCAATTTTTCGCAATAGCGCGTCGTTCCTTGTAGTACTCGGCGTTCTTGTCCTTGGCCTGCGCAAAGGGAATCCGGTAAATAACCGCAGTTGTTTGAGCATGGATGTCTCCACCGGTGCGATAGGTCTCAAGCATCGTGTTATCCCGGCAATAGAAAGCACCGACACGCAGTTCGATCTGGGAAAAGTCCAGCGACAGGAGCACATTGCCCTCTGGTGCGATGATGAAATCTCGCACACCAATAGGGTCGTTGTCCTTCCTCGGGCAGTTTTGTAAATTTGGATTTCTGGCCGCAAATCGCCCCGTCTCCGTGCCAAGCGGCAGCAAATCAGGATGAATCCTGCTTGTTACAGGGTCAATTTGCTGCAGGTACCCGTCGACGTAAGTGCTTTTGAGCTTGCCCCACTTGCGATATTCCTGCACCAGTTCAAAGAGCGGCACCATCTCCGGTTTGTTTTCCATGCACCACTCGGCGAGCAGAATCATGGTCTCATCGTCTGCTGCTTCACTGTACTTAGCCGTCGTCTTTAGTACCGGTAGCCCCAGGTCCTTGAAGAGATAATTTTTAAAGGCTGATGTACTGGCATTTGCGCCGATGTTCACATCACCGATGATGAAGGCTATGCCCTCTTTGAGCTTTGCCAGATGCTCATCAGCTTCTGCCTGCTTTTTAAGCATTAGCTCCTTGTCCATCAGAAGACCGTTATATTTCATCAGTCCGACATACACAGCAGTTGGGGATTCGATTTCCTCCACCAAGAAACGGTGCTTTGGCAGGTAGCGGTCAAACCAGCCATTGAACAGGTGATACAATCGAAGGGTATAATCCGAGTCGCCACAGGCATAGTGAATTGTTGCAAAATCCTGTGGATCCAGCTCGTCAAAGCATTTCCCGCCGGTGACCGTTTCAAAGCTTAGCATTTCCGCATCAAACAGTGCCGGAACCAAGGTTTTAAGCCCGCTGTCCGAGAGCTTGCGAAATTGTGTCCCGCTTTTGAGTGTCAGCTGTGACGCGGCGATGGTATCGTAGACCGGCGGTAAAAGGACGATGCCCAAAGCATAGAGAAACATCGCTTCAAAGCTGAGGCTATGGGCTACCTTGACCATCTTGGGGTTTTGAAAGACTGCGGCAATGAGATAATCCAGCACTGCCTTTGAATCTTTGACGTTTGTACCGCAGCGATGCAACAGCGGCACATAGATGGCGCTTCCTTCGGCTACCGAGAAACTGATGCCGACAATGTCTGCTTTGTGAGCATCTAATGCCGCTTTCTTATCCTCTCGATACATCTCCTTTGGCGCTGTTTCAAAGTCAAAGGCGATGACTGTGACACCGTCAAAATAAGCGTGGATTTCTTCTATCGTTGTAACGCTCTTGTATTGCATCTCTTCCTCCTTGTCCGCCTCCTGTGGGGAGCAGAGGAATCCCTGCTCCCACGCGAGGCAATTCGTTATTTCAAGGGTTCGATCACTTCACCGGTTTCGGGATCAACGGAATATTCCACATCAAGTGGCTCAACGTCGTAGCCAACCCGCTGGCTATAGGCCTTCACCTGTTCAGAGAGCTTACTTACCAGCGCATACTCCTCATTTGCAAGCTCGCGGTCGATGGCAAACTGTGCTTGCGAATAAGCGATGCCGCTGCTATTGGTCGCCTTCTTTAAGGAAAAGCGAGTCACTACTGCACTTGATTTTTTGCCCTTGGAGAGCAGACGCTTGATATAGCGGGAAAACTCCTTTAGCGAGCCGGTGGGCAGGGACAAGAGCAATGGGAAGATTTCGCCCTCGCGTAACACATAAATCCTGCGTCTGTTTTTACATGCCTTGCTGCCATTTTCGCCGGATCCGAACTGATTATTGGGACATTTTGTACAGTTTCCTCCGGGATTGCCTGCGCCGGTCAAGCCATCAAAGCTGCCGCAATCAGGCGGATTGTTGCCTCCGGCGTACTTGCTCTGGTAGTAGGCATAAAGGGGGTGATGGTAAAGGATAACGGCCGAGAACTCTTTGGCTGCATCCGGTTCGCCTGGATCAACACCTGGCACTTCAAAGACAGTGCTGCCGGCTGATGGGATCTTGATGCGCTCAAATCCACTGTCCAAGCCATTTAGTTCTTCTGCTAGGGCGTCGTTCATGTTAAAATCTGCAAGCTGCAGAAAACCCTTTTTTTCGTTGATGGTTGCAATTTCTTTCTTTTTAGACATTCTCGTTTACCTCCGTAAATTTAGATTGATTTATATTTATCGTTGCTCTTTGCAGCGTTTTTCTTTGTGATGTGACCGCTTACTTAGCAGCTTTGCGGACACCGACCGATGTCTTCTCAAAAATATTGACAAGTCCATCAAGCCAAACAGGCAGTGCATCTTCGTTCTCTGAAATCTGTTCCCTGACAAAAGCAGACAGGCTGTTGGCATTGACGGTCTCATAGATCAAATCACCAAACCCGCTTTGCCGTAACGCTTCAAATAGCTCGTCCTTCTTGCCTGTAGTAGCCGATGCTCTGGTGGTCATTGTCAGGCAGAACATGGTGCCGCATCGGGTAAAGTTCTGGGTTTCGGAGTTTGCCATCATTTCAGAAAGCTCGTAATCAACCGCATCGATTTCAGCGTTTAAGTCCTTGACCCGCTGTTCAGCAGATTTTTTGGCGTCGCGAAGCTCCTTTAGCTTGTCTGCCAGTTCAAACATTCGCTCAGTGCTCATTGGTTTTCACCTCCTTGTCACGCAAACGGATTTTTACCGTTGCGGTAATCATCAACCAGTGTTTTGGCGAGGTTTGCTTTATTCCTTAAAGCCGTCAACACCTTTTCATCGACAGTGCCTTTGGCCGTAAGATACAAATATGTGCAGGGATATTTCTGACCCACGCGGTGGATCCGCGCTTTGGTCTGCTCAAAGTTACTCATACTGTAATCCAGCGAGTAGAACACCAGCGTTGAGGCTGCAGTTAAAGTGATGCCAAGCCCGGCGGTTGCGATCTGTCCCACAAAGACCTGTATCTTGGGATCCGTTTGAAACTGAGACACCTGTGCGTCCCGGTCCAACACACCGCCTCGAATCAGTGAGTGCCTAATCCCCTTTTTATCCAGCAGCCGGCAGATCGCCGTAAGCTCCGGGATGAAGCGAGCAATAATGACCAGTTTCTGACCTTCATGGAGCACCTCTTCAATGAGGTCTTCCAACACCGAGAGCTTGGCGTCGCTTACTTTATGGGCGGCCCCGCCGTCGTCATCGCCCAGGAAACCGCCGGTTAGTTGGGATAAACGCAGCAGGCGGGTTAGGACATTGGTAACAGTAATCTCCGATTTACCTAGCTCAGCGTAGCTATCCTTAACCAGATCTCGATAGAGCTTCATTGCTGCAGGCTCCAGCTCAATGTGCCGGATAATATCTGTTGTTTCAGGCAGATCGAGGCATTCTGCCTTTGTTGCCCTGAAGGCTATGCTGTGAAGCCTGTCGGTCAGTTCTTTTTCCATCGAATGCTTCAGCACCGGTGTGTGGCTACCGTAGCCCACCATATCAAAGTAGCGGTTACGGAATACATAGAAGCTCTGACCGAAGATCTCCGGGTTTAGGAACTTGTACTGGGAGAACACGTCAATGGCTTTGTTGGTAATGATTGTCCCGGTCAGCAGCAGCCGATAGCGTGCCTTCGCGCCAAGCTTGTGTATGGCTTTACTGGCACTGATATTATGAGTTTTAATCTTATGCCCTTCATCGGCAATGACCAGATCCGCATCCCAGGCCAAAAGCTCTTTCTCCATCCGCCACGCTGACTCATAATTGATTACAGCCACCTGCAAAATTGCGCTTTGCATATGGCGCAGGGTGTCAGCTTTCTTTGTGGTGCTGCCGGTAAGAATGGCGAGGGTATAGTCAAAGGCTGCAAATTTCTCAAACTCCTCCTGCCAGACACCTAGGATGGAAAGTGGTGCGACGATTAGAACGCGCTTGATTTTTCCTAACTGATACATAGCACCCGCTACAGCTAGGGTAGTGAGGGTTTTGCCAGTGCCATGGTTAACCCATTTCCATCAGTAAAGCTGCTCCGCGACTTCTGGAAATGTTCATTCTCATCACCTCCTGAAACAAGACCGAACTTCTCGCAAACAAAATTAAAGGCTTCGTTTTGGTGTCGGTAGGGGATAGCCCTGATTGGCATCGCTATTTTTTGGGCCATTTTCTGCTCAATCACAGCAGTCACTTCTCTGCGGCAGCGCTCTAAATGACATAGTTTGTTCTTGGTTGCTGTAGTCCAACTGGATTAAACCCATCATTGATCCTTCCATCCTTCCCTACTTTCTTCTGCATCAAGAACTTCTTTGATTTCTACAGAGCGCACACTAGGTCCAGGCGAAATAACAAGGATGTTCATTTCATCACCAAGAAGCCACCGTAAAAATCTGCGGTGAACCTTGGTCTCTCCCGCTCTAATCGCTGTCTGTGGATGGTTGCCCGGTTTTTTGACTGCGACATTGATTTTGTGCTTTAACATGCTCGAATCACCTCCATCTCTTCTCTCTTTTAATGGCACGCGTTTTTGCTAAAACTTGTTACTTGCACCATCACCCTCTAGCCTTTTGGAACGCAAAATTCGTAGCCCCTTGTTGAAAAATATCCTGAGATTCTTGTCCCTTCACTTACTGGCCCCTGAAAAGGGCATATTCGTAGCCCATCTTTTACAATTTTTCTTGCATTTCTTTCTTCAGGCGACCATGTATCTTTACAAGCCTGTCCCGGATGGCGCCCTCGGTGACACCTTCCTCGCGGGCAATCTCCGTGTTGCTAATGCCCTGGTAATATTTTTTAAAGAGCAGTTGCTGCTGCTTTGGCGCTAAAGACTGAATAGCCTCTTGCAGCGCTAGCTGTTGGATAATGCTTGCTTCCATCGTTTCATCTGCAGTCTGCATTTCCATTAATGCATCATGCTTTTCCTGAACCTTGGCATAGGCTCTGTGATTTTCTATTTGAACCCTATTGTTGTTGGCTTCAGCTTTGAGCTCTTCATACATCAGCTCATCTACATCCAGACTCAATTCACTCCTTGAAATCACTGTCTTTGGACCACTTGCAAACGTGTAAACATATTCTGTGAAATCATCCTGCTTTGGGACGCGAGTAGGGAAATCTCCGACCACCTTCATCAAGGGTTTGTTGGTTCTGAGATTTGACATCTGCTTGTCCTCCTTAAATTTTTTAAAGGCCTAAACGTATATATAAAAAGGCCGTCAGTCACTGCGAAAAAAGCAAAAAAACAACCGGACAAAAGCTAAATATTTAGCTACTGTCCGGCCATTTGGTAGTTCGCATGACTCCGTTGCTCGGTACTTTGGATATTGAGTTTTGAGTAAAAAAATAGCCGGATAACCGCCTTCAAATTATGAAAGCAGCTATCCGGCTATTTGGTAGTTCATGGAGCGCTTGTAGGATTTTTTTCCCGCAAAGCTCCTGCAACTGGCCCTTAATATATAGCCAGTTACTTATTTGACTCCGTTGCTCGGTATAGCAGACACGCTTCTATAGGTTTTTCTTCCTTTTTCAAGCTTAATATTTGAGACTTTTCTACAATTGGGACATTTTATTGAAATGCCTCCCACGGCCTCTTCGTCTTTGTCAAATAGCCGTCGTCCACAGCTCTGGCATTTAACCTGTTCGGTCATCTGTAACCTCCTTGGAAGAATCTTATGATTGGGTCTGACACCATGGTTTGCTTATTCACACGACAGGTATAATCTATATTATAAATACGAACACTTGTTCGGTCAATATAAAATATAGCAACTTTTTATTGCCGGAAAGATGTAACCCGCTCTGGAAGCATTGGCTGCCAACCATAGTGTAACTGTAGATAGGCCATTTCCTTGTCCACTACGTCTTCCCCTCCCTAATACAGGTCTTACCTCTGAAAAGGTATTGAAATTCGCTGTTTGCCATTATGCCGTCCATACATAAAGTGATGTAAGGAAACAATCTCCCAATCTAAGTATTTTGATGTATTACTCAGAGATATTCGCATAGCCTGTCAATTTCAAATTGAGGTGCCCCCTTGATCCGGACGCTTTACATTAATTCTTTGTTACCATCAATCCGCGTCACTCCTTTAATGAAATTTCACTTGCCCTTCTGGTATCAAGCATAATACAATTAATGTAACGTGTGAACCATAACAACCCGTTATTTTTTGAAGAGGTGGAAATAAAATGGATGAAATTAGAGAATGGGAGCTTTCAGAACAAAGGTTGCATAAGGAGAAATACAACAAACGTGCACCAGGACTGTTTTCTGGTAATGCTGATTGGCTTCGTTATAGTTGTTATGAAGTCGTTCAAGGAAAGGAAGGGTCGTTATTAATTGTTCCTTCAGATAGCGCCAAAGTAATTATTTATAATCCTTTTGATTATTACCCTGAAATATTAAAGGATTTTTTGTCACTAGGGCATTATTTTATACAGCATGCTGATGAAGGTGGTTTTCTGGGTCAACAGGATATTAAGCTCCCGATTCTGCGTTTTTGCAATAAATACGGTCTATTACGGGAAAGGCCTACTGATCCATATTTCAGGATAACTCCAAAAGAATCAGGAGAACCAGTTTTTTCAGAATCAGATGAAGATGTCGAACCCTTGCTGGATTTTGTGAAAAAAGCATATGATTTATATGAAAGAGCTAATCTTTGGAACAGATTCAATGAATGCGGTTGTGATCCAGACGATGTTCATTCGACTGTTGTTATAAATGGGAAAAGCACCCCCGTCAGCTGGGCTCTAATTTTGTCCACATATATTTGTGTTGATGACATAGGTGCTGAGCTTGATTTTAATGGTAAATGGCAACTCAGTTGGCTTTTCAAAACCTTATTAGAAGCTTTAAAGATAATGATTGTTACAAACATTACAAACGAAAGTGATACGTTTAAATTTTGTGCATTTGACCGATGCGGGGAACCATTTATTCCTGTGCACCCACTTCAAAGGTGCTGCTGTACATCGCATGCAAACGCTAACAGACAAGCTCGACACCGGATTAAGCGAAAAGATGGAATATAATAACTCGTACCGGTCATTGACCGATGACATCCCATTTAACGTGTTCCCCACCTTTTTATTGACACTGAGCGTATAGTTGATATTTCGGCAAGAAATAAAAAACCGCCCAGTGAGGACGGTTATCAAATCAAGTTACTCTTGCCATCTTAATCATACTACCCCGGAAACCGCAATTTCAATAGCAGTGTGTCCGCTATTTATCCGCTTTTTGCTTGGCCGCCTCAACTAATACCAGTATGCTGTGGCAAGATGAGCGAAAACGCAAACTTACTGCATTTCCCGTGCTCTAAAAATTTCTTAAGCAGACGTTCAGTCAACCCGCGATAAGTGTCAATATTCATCCCTTATCTACCTTCCCGGCCAGGTCCTTCAACGCATTGCCAACAATCTCCCAAGTGATATCGGCGGCGTAGCTGTATTTTTTCTGATACCGCTGCCACAGGCTGGCCATGACGGTGCTGGTGGTAACGGTCTGGACAACCTCGTCCAGGGCTGCCATTTGTTTTACGGTATTCCGTTTTTCGACCGTCTTTTTCAACGCCGTACGGAAAATGGATTCTTCAAAAACCTGGGTGGTGGTCAGGACATAAATATCGTAGAAGTTCCTTATGCGGGTGTTAGCGGTACCTCGCGTGATGACGGTTTCAAACTTCTCAGCCAGCACAGTTTCCAGATTGTATGCCATAATACTGATCGTCCTGTCCTCGAACATTAGCTTAAAGCTGTACTCGATCTCCCTCGGCGTGATGAAATCCCCGGTTGTGATGTCTATTTTCAGCGTTTGGCGCGTCTTGTCCAGGACAGCTTCAATGGATACCCGGTATCCGGGGCAATCCGCTTCCTCACGGATTTCCTCAATACCCCACAGCGTGAAGGTAACGCTGTCATCAACGCCAACTTTCAGAATATCTTGCACAATATCGGCAACCTCAGGTTCAGTCAATACTTGGCCTTTAATAGTGGCATCCAAATCCATCGTAGTGCGGCTGTCGATGCCGACCATTGCCGCAATCAGCATACCACCTTTGAGAATGAAACTATTCTTGTACTTTGACACGGCCACTCTCTCCAAAAGCCGCTCCAACATGAAGTTACGCAGGATGACTTCTGCTTCCACGTTTTTCAGTTTAGACAGATTGCGTACCAGCGCCTTTAACTGGTTCGATGTTTTCATAGAAGTACCTCCAGATAACTTCGGAGCGGTTTTGTAATGCGGAAGGTTTCCGCCATCTGCATCAACACGTTCAGGTTCTTATCGTTTCTCCTTGCGTAGCGTTTCATCGCATCGGTAACAACGGCAATGTCCATCTGGTTCCGGCTGCGGATGCTGTCACAGATTGTCCGCTCCAAACCGTACGCGGTCACCGTATGTCCGAACATCGTTTCCATCTGAACCGTACCCAGTTCGTGGAGTTCACGTTTGACAGTGAAAACGGTAAACCCCTCCTCCCGCAGCTTTTTGGCATTATATCCTGTCGGCACAGTCACGGTATAATTGATTGGATCGCGGTCGGTGAGATCATGAAGGAACAACGCCGTTTCATGGGAGTAAATCAGCTTTGGCCGCCTAAGCTGGGCGATATACATCTTGTCAGGAATGTCCTCGGGTGAAATGTATACACCATGTCCTGCCCGTTCCAGATTGCCGGAACCCACAAGCAGACGCAGCCGCTCATTTGAAAAACCAGCGTCGTTTGCCTGTGCGGTTGTTACGGTACCACCGTTTTGATGCAATAGGGTTTGCAATTCACTTGGCAGTGGCATAACATCAGCCCCCTTTTAATTTGATTTTTATACTCATATTATATATTATACTTGCATAGAAATCAAGAAGGCGATAGGTTTATGCTATTGTTACGGTAGCTACCATAACCGCGTCATTACATTTTGATAGCTACGACAACCATAAAATATGCCATATTATTACATTATCAAATGCCAGAAACCCCCGTGTTTATTGAGTTCTTTCAAATTGCATATTTCGATGCGGCGGAGCCGCTGGGTTAATGCAAACTGAGCCAGGCTGTTAATTAAATAGGGCCAGCGTGTTAAGGGGGAGCCACCAAAGATTGCCTCGATGGCTCCGGGTTTAGTGGCATTGCTTCTTACTGTTGAATCCCTTTTCTTTTACGCATTGAATCTTCTCCGTCTATGATGAGTTGGTATGAATCGTGGACGATTCGATCAAGGATGGCATCCGCTATTGTGCTTTCACTGATTTTTGTGTGCCAGCCGGCCGGTGCGAACTGTGAAATGAATATAGTGGAACCGCATTGATGCCTGGCCTCGATAATTTCGAGTAGATCCCGGGATTCAGTTTCTGATAGAGGGACCAGGAGCCATTCGTCAAAGATAAGTAAGCTAACTTTTTTATACTGGGTAATAATTTTTTTGTATGTTCCATCACCTCTGGCAATGGCTAAATCCGTTAGCAATTCTGGTAGTCTAATGTACTTGGCGGTAAAGAAATTTCGGCATGAAGCAATGCCAAGCGCGCAACCAAAATAGGTCTTGCCAGCGCCGGATGCGCCCATGACAATTACATTATGCTTTTCATGAATGTAGTTACAGGTTGATAACCGTAATATTAGAGCTTGGTCCAGTTTCCGATCCGCATGATACTCAATATCCTCAATGCAGGCATAAGGAAACTTAAAATTAGCCTTTTTAATGAGCCGGCTCAGGCGGTTGTTCTTGCGTTTTGACCATTCTGCATCGACAATTAGTCCGAGCCGTTCCTCAAATGACAGCGTGGCAAAGGATGGATTCTTCATCTGCTCACGAAGTTGCTCTGACATGGTGCTTAGACGCATTTCATTAAGCTTGTTGATCGTTGTTTCGTTAAGCATTATGAATTCCTCCCGTAGTACACAGCACCGCGTGTAAAGCTGTGGGTGTTCTGGGAGTCATTATTTTTAGCGGTCACGGATTGTTTTTGCTCTATGGTGATGGTATCTTGGTCAGATTTTAGGATCGTACTGACGTTTTTGTAGCTAGGATTAGGCGTGTAGCTCAAGGCTTTTGCACAGGCAGCTTCCACGCGAGGCAAAGAGTATCTGTCGGCCAGTTTAAGAACTGCCATACAAGCCTTGTAGCCTTGCTGCTCGATCCTGTGGAAAGTTAGTATTGCTTTAATCACTGTGGTCGTGTTCGGTCCGACAGTGTGTGCCCACGAAACGAACCTCTCAGCATTCCACTGTGTATATTGCTTGTGTTTTTCAGGCATGTGGTCTTCAACTGTGCTGTACTGTCCAAAGCGACCATAAAGCCTAGGGTGTGAGCAAACTCTATGGTTTTTGTAAAAAACTTCTATGACACCCCGAGTGATACGGACGTCGACTTTGTGCTTAATATACTCGTAGGGAACACTGTAGTGCATATTGTCGACAGATATGTGATAATTGAACTGTACGGTTGCAATTTTCCAGGTTGCCAATTCGTACGCTGAGGCCGGCAGGGGCTGTAGTGCGCATTTCTCCTCTTCGAGAAACGTACTTATTCTGCTGCCCGGCTTCTTCTGAAAAGGTCTATTGTTGAATTCATCAAGCTTTTCAGAGATTGCGTCATTTAAATCAGCAAGAGAAAAGTAGGTTTGATTTCGTAACGCGGCGAGAATCCAAGTGGATATGACACCTACAGCACCTTCTGCATTAGGCTTATCCTTAGGCTTTCTGACCCGTGCAGGAATTACTGCAGCACCGTAGTGCTCCGCCATTTCATGGTACGTCTTGTTTATTACCGGAGTGTGTGAAGATGTTTTTTCAACACCGGTCTTAAGATTGTCCGGCACAAGTATCCTGGGAGCTCCGCCATAAAACTTGAAGCCATTTACGTGTGCCGTGATCCAGCTTTCCTGGTTTTGTGATAAAAAGCCCTCTACATAAGCATATTGGCTACTAGAAAGCGCTGCTACGAAAATGTAAACCGGGATAATTTCACCGGTATTCCGGTCAACAATTCCAGCTGTTTGGCCAGCCCAGTCTACCTCCAACAGTTCTCCCGGTTTCCGCTTAATGTGCATTGTAGCTTTTGTCGTGGCTGCAAATTTCCGATAGTAATTGCAATACTGAGTGTACTTAAGAGGAATCTCATTACTGAGGCGACAGGAATCGCAGTATTCGCTCCAAAGCAAGCTAAGTGTAACGCCACTCTTGGCCAGCTCCCGATGAATGTACTCAGAGTCAGGGATATTACGTGATGATGGCTGAACCTTGTCCGGGAATAGCATGTGCTGAAGATCTGCGTCTCCAACATCTTCCGGAAGTGGCCATGACAGCCCTCTCTCGTTGGCACGGGTTAACACATTTGACACTGTGTTGCGTGAGCACTGACAACTGGATGCAATGCTCCGCTGGCTCAAACCCATGCTGCTTAGCCGTAGAATTTCTCGATACTTGGTCATTTTAGTGACCTCCCAATGTTTATTTGCGCTTCTGAGGATTCCAGCCGCACATACATCCATTTTAACTGGATTAAACATTGAGTGGTTCTCTAAATTAACAGAGTGGCTCTGTGATATTAACATGGTGGCTCTCAAACATTAACTTAGTTGCTCAACTGGCGTTAACTTATTCACAAATCACATAAACTAAAAAAACCTTGTCTGACAAGGTGTTACTGCTAACGCATAATGTCCAGAACTTGACGTAGTTATTTGTCCCGAAATTGCTTGATTACCTGTCAGGGGAAAAAGGGAGAATTAAAGCAACTCTCCCTGAATCACCAGCTTAATCATATGGTCGTCAATGATCCGCCGTCCATTTTGTGCGCCATAAATCATACACTGGGTACATACTTTGTTGACCAGTCGAGCTGACCCACCAGAAAAGCGGAACACCTCATCGATTGCACTATCGGAGAAAATATCCTGGGTTGCACCACCGTAATCTAAGTGACGCTTCATGTACTCACCAACCTGAGCACGATCCAGGTGCGTCAGTTTACACTGCAGATCAATCCGTTGCCGTATGGCGGCGTATGACTGCAGTTGGAACTTATCTCGCAGCTCACTTTGGCCTACGAGGATCAGAGTCATGGGGCTTTGCGCATCCATCTTAAAGTTAAGGAGAAACCGAACTTCCTCTAGCATCTCGCGGTCGAGAAGGTGCGCTTCATCCACGATCACGACGGGTTGTAGTTTGTGGATTCCTCGCATCAGTTCGATTTCCCGGTGCAGTTGGCGCTTCGCATCGCCACGATAGAATTTAGACTCACAGCCTAACTGTTCTAGTAGCCCTTTGTAAAAATGCCTTGGTGTTAGCTTGGAGTCTGCCAGATACATCACTGTGAATTTAGCAGGATCCAAGGTGTCTCTAAAGCGACGAATTGTAGTGGTTTTACCCGTACCACAATCACCGGTGACCACGGCAAATAACTGGCGCTGCGCTGCGTACTCCAATCGTCCAATCGTCTCTTCAAGCATGATGGATGGGTAAAGTTCATGGGTCGGAATCCCTCTGGAAAACGGTGTTTGAGCTAAGCCATAAAAAGCCTCAAACATGGTTTTCACCATCCTTCTTTACCGTCCGATAAGATATGGCAGGAGCTTGATCGATTTTCCGTTGTTCATTTTTCTTTGCAGCTGCGACCAGGAGCCTTGAACTCTGGGCCGGTTGTGGTTGTAGCTGCGGGGGTAGTGCGGGACGAGGACCGCTTTTTTCACCTATGACTAACCGTTTGGCTGTCCAGGATGGATGACCATCGTATTCAATAGTTAACTGGCTAATGTCAACCGGATCATAGACAACGTCAACTTTACATCCGATAAAGGAAAGACCCACTTCATACTTTTCACCCTGAAAACTGATACAGCCGACTTTATCGACTTTGCGCTCCTCAGAGTGCAAGAAAGCGTTCGCAATCGTTTGTGGATCGAGAAACTTTAAAGCCTTCTTGTCACTACGATAAGCCGTCGCTGGGCTCAGTTTTTGCTCTAATGCACTATGGGTCTTGTTCTGGTAACATTCCTCGAGCCAGACCCAAAACAAGTGATTGAGCTTATCTAATGTTTGCGGCTTCTCTAAGGCCACTTCACTTAGAAACGAATCAACGACTCGATTAAAACGCTCGACCTTTCCGGTCGATTCTGGCGAGTAGGGTTTGGCAAACAGCAACCGGATGCCCATTTTAGAACAGGCTCGGTTCATCCATTTGGTTTTGTACTGGCTACCGTTGTCAAAAAACACGGAATCAGGTACGCCGTACTTTTGAACGGCCTGGCGAAAACAGTCTTCGACAATTACTTGATCGAGTATGGGGTAGAACTCCCCGTGAAGAAGGAAACGTGTTGCGTCATCTAAAAATGTCACTAGGAAAACCTGTTTCTTCGCTCCATCTTTACCGATGGGCAAGTAGGGTCCGTATTTGATATCCGAATGCCATAGTCGGTTACGGTACTTTTGTTGAAAGCGTCTGGCCGCTGTTCCTGATGCGGCATACATCTGCATGTGACGGGTACTGTAGCCACGCTGTGTTAGTTTATCCTGGAGTGTGCTCCGCTTAATCTGTCCGGGTTGCGTTAATCCTTCCCATTCGAGGATTTGGATGATTTGGGCCACACTGCGCCCAGGCACTTCACGACGTAACAAGATCGCTTGTTCCAGAATGTGAAGGGGGATGGTTTCCTCTGTCTGTGGCCGGCCTTTCCCTTTAGGCTTTAGACCACCAAACCCTTCCGCTTGGTACCTAGCCACGTACCTACGCAAGGTGCGCTCGGATAAACCTGTTTGTGCGCAGATTTGAGCCTTGAGTTGCGTCACCTTTGCAGAATCGAGACCTTCTACCAACAACGGTGACAGAAGCTGCATACGATCGGCCGCAATGGATTCAGCTTTCTTTTGATCTCTCATGTTCATTCCTCCTAAAATCAGGTTTCAACATGAGTTTACCGCTTCTCTATTCGGACAGGAATGCAGAACGGGTCTGTACCCAATAATTTGCATTCACGATGGGTCGGACAGTTCTAGCAAGCCAGCGGGGAGCATCCCCTACATGCTGCCAAATCCGTTGGAGCGACGACTGGGGAGGGTTGGATCTTCCTTCCGCAGATTCTGCGCCAAAACATAGAACAATGGAGACAAGAGCACCTGCGAAGCAATTGGATACCTCCAAAAACCACCGCTTCCATCGACGTATGGTGGATTCATCGGCCGCCACAGTTAACGTATCTTCTTCGCCTATAACTGCTTCAATACTTTCGCTCCCGTAACGCTTGTAGGGAACTAAGATATCCGGAAGTTCATGATGCACTCTTTTACAAAGTGAGCAACGAAGCCTGCGAATCATCAGAGCTACGTTGTCTCCAATCCCATTGATGTACTTTCTCACCCGGTTCCCGATAACTTGAAGTACGCTACCGCAACAGGGACAAGAGTTCTGCTCACCGCTCCTTACAAAAAACACCCGTTTCGGGGTTTTCAACCAGCTCAAAATCTGTTAGAATGACCATAGGTTGAGTTGGGCGCCCCTAGTGCTACTGTTGTAGGCAGTAGTGCATTTTACGGGGGCGTCTTTCCTTTCTCTTAACTCTATGGTCATTATATCGAGCAACTTCCGGTCAGGCAATACCGTTAGCTTTCGGTCCTTTTAGTTCAGCGTAAACACTTGAGGCTATGCTGCGTTGGCTGATCCCCTGATGGAAAAGCCGAAGAATTTCCCGGTAGTTAGTCATACAATGGTCTCCTTTAGAACGTATTTACACTGC